CACCCCGATAAGAGCAAAGTCCCCATCAATGCTTTTATCAGGGCCCGGATCATTTCGAGCCGAGGCCGTAGGCCCTCTCGCTAGGTTGTAGTGCCTTAGCAAGAGGGCCGATAAGGCCGGCGATAAAGGCGTTAGCCAATACCTTAGGATCTGTAATACCTGACATATAGAGAGCTACTACTGAGGCTACCGCTGCACGTGCGTATGACTTTGCAGCTGCCTGTAATTGCTTTTTATTCATTTTTATCTCCTAGTCCTAACTTCTTCATTAACTCTTTTGCCTTTGCCGGTGTCACGTTTACCTCAAAGTGCATATCGTCCGGCCTACTCTTAAAGTCGCCGCCCCACTTGAGGCCGTACTTTTTAGCGAGCGCCCGGATCATCGGTACTTTTTCAGCTGGGAAAGTGTCGTATTTTCCTAGTGGATGCTTAGTAGCATTTAGATCGATAGCTGTCCCGGATGAGTGGCACGATAGTTTTGTAGGGTTGCCTCTAACCATCCGGTAGGCGTAGGCCCAGTCGTCAAACGTACCCTCATCGATTGGCTCGATCAGCTCGTGAAATTCAGCCGCGAAGGCTGCGAGTAGTGGCCCCACGCTCTCAGCACATCGCAGCTTACGATCCGTACCTTTTACGAGGTAGGACTTTATCTTTATAGCTTCCGGATCTTTTGATGCCGGGTAGCCGTTATAGCTAGTCTCCATTAGTAACTCTCGGTGTGGATTGTTCCATTTATAATCCGAGTGCCTTTAAGTCATCCGTTGTTAAACCAAGAGCTGCTAGTTTTGCCTCGGCTGCTTCTTTAGCTGTTTTAATTGTTTCTTGATGTGCCTTAAAAGCCGCATATTCTTGTTCATCTATGGCAAGTTGCTTAAGTTCTTGTTCGTTCATTTCGCGATTTTCTATTTCGCCAGTTGTAAGATTGTGAATTGTTATCATTTTTTTTGTCATTATTTTACTCCGTAAACATAGACTGTTCCGCTTAGAAAATCACTTTGTGAGCGGAATTCTAAAGAGCTAATAGCAGTAGTTTGATTGTAAAGGCCAGCCCAGTTGAAAAAACCCGCATTTGTTGAAGTCGTCGGATCTGTTACAACAGAAGCACCTTGAACAATTTTCCAAGTTGTCGCATTGGCATAATAAGGAATTGTTAAAGAAATCAAACCTGTTGCGACTGAATTATTTTGGTCTGCTGCAACAAAAGCTTGGGTTGCATTAAAGGCAATGCTGCCTGGACTAAATGTAGTAGTATTTGCGTGTCTATTTGCATTGGCATCTTGGTTAAATCTTATGGCGAAACCGTTGCCATTATTTGTCGGCTTAAAATTGACAACATAAATTCTCAAATCGTTATAGGTGCTAGGTATGCTTGTAATTGATACGGAAGTGCCTGTCAATGTTGTGCCGCCCGTATTTAACAAAGTCATACCACCACCACCACCCGGAGCAGCCCACTTTAACCCGGTTGCCGTAGTTGAGTCTGCCGTTAAAACGGTGTCATTAGCTCCAACCGCGAGGCGGGCCGGAGTATCGTTTGCTGTAGCTGCGATTAGATCGCCCTTAGCATCGACGATAGAGTTTTGGATCGCGTTGCTATCATCCTGTGCAACCCAAGCAAAATCCATATCTGTACCGGATGCTTTAGCTAATACTTGCCCGGTAGTGCCGCCCTTAAGATCGACTAGAGATCCATCAATAGAGTCTCCAAGTGCCTCAATAGCCGTAGCTCCATCTTTGACTAAGTCAGTCGATGTCGGAACAGGCCAGTTAAAATTAAGGGTAACTGTTGCCATTATGTCAAACCTCCAAATGCGTTTTCCCACTCAAGTGTAGCGTTTACACCTGTCCAAATCAGGCTAGGCGGGCTTACTGTGTCCCATCGTGGCGCGACCAATGAGAAATCTGTAGGGCTCAAAGTGAGCGTTATGTCTACAAATTGAGGCGTAGCCCTGATAGCAAAACCCTCTAAAAAGCCATTAAACGATCCGTTAAACATATTGACAGGTAAATCGCTAATAACAATAGGCTCACCAAAGAATACGTTTATAAGCTTGTTTCGCTCTGCATCCGGTAGCTCTGAGTTATCTAGTCTAAAAGTAATGGACTGTAGTTGCTCTCGAGGAATAGCCCGGAGCCCTAGCTCGCGATCCATTACATCCTCAACGTCTGACAAGTTATGGAGATTAGAGCTTACGCTCCGCTGATAGCGGCCATAGTTAGCGATCGAGTCAGCATCTAAAGCCGTGGCTTGATTATTGTAATTATTACCATAGTTAAATACGAGCGAGTTACGGATCTTGCCTATTTGTAAAATTGACTTAACGCTCGACGGGATAGCGTAGTTAGCTGAGATAGTCGTATAACCGTTAGCGGTTAGGTATGCCGTACGATGATCAGCATCGGCGTAACAGACTCGCCCAGCCTTGTCCTCGTAAATATTACCGAGCGCGCTTTGTGCTATCTGAGCGCACAAATTATAGCTGCTAAACGGATCGGCTGTTCGAGCGATCATCTCGTAGAGTCCCGGTTGATCGATCTCGCCAAGCCCTACGTTTTCAGCGTTAGCCCACGTAGTCGTAGGGTCGTAGTCCTGCCATTGTAAAGCCGGGGCTACCTCAAACCAAGAATTAATAAGTAGCTCGTTAAGGATGTCGTAAATCTGAGTGCCATCCTCAGTTTTAGGCAAGGCATCCGGAAACAGAGCTTTAGTCAATTTAGCCAAGGATCCTACGGCCAATATATTACCGATTGTTATAAAGCCGACTTCCTCAGGCGAGCGTACCGAGATACCAAAATCCGATACCGTGCCGCCAAAAACAGGCACGTACGTACCGGAGCTATTCTTTAACTCTAGGGTTAATACATCGGTTACGTCTATATCAAAGGCTGAGTTATCTACGTTTACGATCTCCATACGGGCATAGCCTGCGTTGCATTGTAGATCGATGTCATCCCGACCAGTTGCCATATTTACGCTTAGGACGTTTGTGTACACCGTTTGATTAACGGTTATACGCCACTCAGGTAGCCACGCACTCATTCTACATACAGCCCTGAACTACGGTTAGTTGAAGTACCGCGATAGCCTGATTGGTTAAAAGCATCTTCGACAGCTCTTGTTAAAGCTTCGGGATCTGTACCTAATCCTGCATTAATTGTAATGTTATACATAGCGGCCGCTTGCGCTGCGTATCGTGCGCCACTCGCTGCACCTGACACACCCGCGCCGCCCGATAAGCCTGCAAGAAATGACGTTTGAGCTAACATCTCTGTATCAATTAAACCGGAGCCGTTCTTAAAAGGATCGCCCGCTAGATAATCTGCGACCGCCTTAGTTGCGTCATCTGTTAAAAGAGTAAAAGCATCAGCTCTTGCAGCTGTGGCCTCTAGCAATTCGATAACGGCATCGGTTTCGGCTTTGAGGATAGTATCGAGAGTTACTTTTTCTAATTGTGCTTTAAGGGCAGCATCAGCAGCAGCCTTAGCAGCAGCAGCTTCTTTTGCTAGTTGCTCATCATAAAACTTTTTTAATGCTGCATCCGCCGCTAATTGAGTTGCACTTTTACCATCTGTAGGGCCTCCACTTGTAGTACTGGCTAAAGTTGAAGCTGTGCCGATCTTTCCTAAAGCTGCGGCATAATCCTGTAAAGCCTTAAGGCGAGCATCATCGGCCGCCTTTTGTGCTTTAGCTATGCGGTCGATCATTGATAACTCGGCAGACTCGCGCAGTAGAGCCGCAGTATTAGCAGCACTTGCAGTCTTACTAATAGAGGCTAAACGAGCAATTTCGGTTAGTTGGATCTGTACGCGCTCGCTATATTGCTCTTTAGCATTTAACTGGCCAGCAGCAGTAATGGCGGCGTTATACTTCTTAAACGCTTCCTCACGTGCTATCTCTTTATCAGCCTCAGCCATTTTAGATTTATTAATAGCTGTAAGCTCGTTGAGTAGTTGCGTGTTAATTGAGAGTAGTGTTGCATCGCTAATCTCTTTAATGCCTGCTAACTTGGCTAGGTCTGCGTTCTTTTGCAGCGCGGCTAGTTCGCCTATTTTTTTAAGCGCTAAATCGCCGTTTTCA